CGTCAGAGGCATCTCTGTAAGTGACATCACTGTCCGCTGCACGCCGTCTTCCGTCAGCGTCTGTTCGACCAGTGAGATCTGCGTGATCTCTGCCGTGATCGGCTCAGCGACCGTTACGGATACGGGATCGCTCCATCCTGCTGACTGCCTGCCGGACTCGGATACAACTCTTACGACGAGGCTGTGCGTCTCTCCGGACGTCCATCCTGCGTCCTCTGCGCTGATCGTGACGTGCTGTACGGATTCGACGACCGCCAGTGTCGTATATGTGCCATTATCGACCTCAGCGACCTCAGCCGATGCCTGCGCGGATCCATCCGTGGACGAGAAGGCCCACGAAGCTGTCACGCTGCCGTCCTCGGTGATCACGCTGTCGGACAGTGTCAGAATCGGAATCGCCGGAGCACTCGACAGGTCGATGGAAGCGATCTCTGAATAAGCTCCGAATGTCTGATTCTCTCCGACTCCGGACGCAAGCCTGACGCGGATGTACCACGTCTTGCCCGTCTGCAGTCCGGAGATGTTCCAGGCCGAAGCGTGTGTGTTGTTGATCATATAAGTCGTGGGCCCGTCTGTGGACTCCCACGCGTCGTCGTGGTCTGCCCAGGACAGCTCCGCAGCCGTTGCCTGCTGCCATGCCCAGTCAAACGTCACGCGGACCGTTCCGACCGTCCCGGTCTGTGCCAGCACTACGTTGCCCGGCGCGGCAGGAACACTACCGCCGTACTCGACGAGCGCTGACCGCATCCGCGTCTTGATCGCATAACTTGACACACTGTCGCCCCTGACCGTCTCTGTATAGCTTCCTACGACCGCCATGGCGCCGAATCGGAGAGCGTTGGAGCTCGTAAATGCCGGACACTGCACAGTGATCGTCGTCTGCCCGTGCGGGATGATCCCGATGATAAATCCATTCGGATCGTCTACCGTCATGTACTTTATCGCCAGGAAGCTGTCCTGCACCTGGCTCGTATTGGTTGCGATGACCGTCACTCTGTACGTGCTCGTGTCGATGTTATCAATCGTCAGACCCGTAGGAGCATCAAGCGCTCCAACAGCGGCGATCACGGGATAGCCGTAAGTCGTGTTGCGGTCATGGACAGTATTGATTCTGACAAACATGCATTGATCCGTGCCGACCGTGGAGTCGATCGATATGGACGATGCGTCGGACCCGTCCTTATATGCGAGCGTCTCCGCGTCTGTCCATGTCACGCCATCGGGACACTGCATTCCGTCTACCGGCTGTGCGTAGACATATTGGATATTGATCCTGTCGACAGGGTGCGCGGAGTTCCTCGGAGTTTTCCACGTCGCTGTGCAGAGATAGCCGCCCGCCTTCGTCTGCTTTGCCGTCGCCTTAACGTCTTTTGTCTGATAAGGCACTGCATATACATGCCTGGCGTAGACCCACTCAGAATGGCCCTGAGGCCCCTGGGAGCGAATCCTGAACCAGCGCGTATACGGCACGCCCTTGTTGATCACGGAAGAATCCTCTGTGATCGTCGCGGATCCGTTCGCGCCTCCGTATGCGTGGTGCTTCCAGCCTTTTGCGGACAGCTTGGAACCATCAACGATGGTCGAGTTCTTCTCGAGACGTGTCTGACACTCGATCCTGGAAAACCACCGCGCGCTCTCCGCGTCGGTCACTGTCTTCCAGGTGAACGTCGTGACGTTGTTCGCGGAAGAAGACAGCGATGCAGATAGAGACGGCCTCATGGGCACGAGCACGTCATAGTCTCTTGACGTCCAGTCGGACATCTCTGGATTGATCGTCGTGCTGCTGTTCGTGTCCTCTTTGAAGTCATTCCGCCGTCCACGGATCCTCACAAAGAGCTTGCTGAGCGTCTTCTTTGTATACGGATAGTAATCCGTAGCCTGAAGCGTCAGCGTCTTCTTTGTTGTTGCGTTGCCGATGACGATATTACGCCACTTGCCTTTCGGGAAGCGGTACTGCAGCGTCTGGCCTTCGCCATAGTCCTTATCCGTGATCTTCCATGTGATTACAAAATAATTGTTATGCCTTTTAATCGACAGGCCTGTCGGCCTTATAGTCTTATAACTCATTATGCCGTCCTCGCCTGAAGCTTGAATTCCTTAGCAAATCTGATCGCCCAGTCTTCTGGGTTCTCTGCGCCGCTAACTGTCATGTATATCGTCGCGCCGCCTCCGGATGCCTCCCGAATATCATTGAGCAGGTTCTCGCGTCCATACAGCACTTCGTCGTGTTTCTCTCCGGCGCCGAAGATCGTCGCGTTCCGGAAGAGGAAAGGCACGTCTGTTGCCTTGTTATACCAGCTCGTGTTTACCGTCGGGGTGCTCCCGGTCTGAGCGTTAAAGCTTCCGGACATGGAGAAGTGCGGAACCCTGATATGCTGCTCGAAACTCAGATCGACGTTGCTAAACATCGACTCCAGTCTCCCGAGCTCACCCGATGCTGTCCCGCATGCGTCGTTCAGCTCGTCCTGAAGACTGGACGCTATGCCGGCGTTCCGTACCGACGCGGCCGCACCGGACATGGTGCTCTTGACCGACGAGCCGAAGGTTGTGATGGCCTTCGACCCGGTCTGCGCCGCCGTGTTGAGCGAGGAGAAGGACGTGTTGAGCGACCTGATGTTGGTCGCCGCCGCGCCTGCTCCAGATGCCGCGTCCGTAATCTTGCTGACGCCTGTTGCCGTCGCCGTAAGCGTCGCGCCAAGATCAAGCACTCCTGTGTCTTTAGTGAGGCCGACAACGGCACCGGCCAGCTTCTCGAAGCCCGTGCCGGCGTTCAGAGCCGCCTCGCCCATGCTGTCAAAGATTCCGGCGACGGACCCGAGGACACCCTCGACGCCTCCGGATATCGCGTCTATGACTGATGTGATGCCATCGGACACTGTCGTGACCGTTCCGTCGACTGTCTCACCGACGTTTGTCACGATGGAATTAATGTTCTCGGAGTTGTCCGAAACGGTCGTAACAAGCCCGGACACAGAGTCAGTCACTTTAGCAATTCCAGTGCTTGCAAGATCAACTCCTGCACCAACCGCGAGAAGGGATGCGCCAAACACTCCTATTCCCACTGCTCCAGCTGTCAGCGCGGGTCCGCACAGAACTGCAACGCCCATCAGGGCACCGACTCCAACAGCCATGCCTGCAAGTGTAGCAATGGCAGGTGTTCCCGCATCAGATACACGGATTGACGCGTCAGCAAGGATCGAGAAGCCCTCCGCCACAAGAAGGAGCGATACGCCCACAGCCACAAGCTGCAACGCGGATCCTGCCATCATCTCGAATGACGCGCCTGCTGTCGCCACTGGAGCTGCCGCTGTTGCCGCTGCTCCGCCCGCACTGGCGATACCGCCTGCAAGGGAGGATATCCCACTGGTAAGACCGCCGATACCGCCCACGATCTTGCTTCCGATCGAGAGCACAGGACCTGCGACTGCCGCAAGACCCGCGACCTTGATGATCATGTCCTGCATGTCAGGCGACAGGTTTTCCCACGCCTCAGACGCGCCCTTGGCGGCATCACTGACCCCGCTGAGGATATCGACCAGTGCAGGCCCGGCGGCGTCAACAATATCCGCGCCGGCGAGCTTCAGCTCATTCAGCGTCGTCGTAAAGTTGTCCATCGGGTCGAGGGTCCCCTCGAATGTCTCACTGACTGAGCCCTCGAAGTCTCCAAGACTTGACGAAAAGTCCGACAGATTCAGCGTGCCTTTCGCGACCGCATTCTCGATCGCCGCACCGGCCTTGGATCCGAAGAGCTCATAGGCCGCGGCGAGCTTGTCCGATTCGCTGGCGTTGCTCTGCATAACCTCATCGAATCCCGCAAGCGCTTCGCTGAGAGTCGTTCCGTCGGCGGCGGCATTCTTCATTGCCGTCTTGAGGCCCATCATCGCAGATGATGTGTCAAGGCCCGCCATGGATGCGGACCCCAGGAACGACGCCGCCTCTTCGGCGGAAAGTCCCATCTCCTGGAACTGCTTGGCGTTTGCCGCCACAGTATCCGCTAGCGCTCCGACATCGACGCCCGTTTGCTGTCCGACCGTATTGAGCGCGTCCAGGATCCTGCCTGCGTCTTCAGCTTCCAGGCCGAAGCCCGCCATCATCTTAGACACGGAGTCGACCGAGTTGGACACGTCCTTATTGTTTATCTGCGCAAATTTAACAAACTGGGCCGACAGATCCTCAAGCTTGTCACCGGTAACTCCGAATCGGGTGTTGACCTGCCCGATGGCGGCGCCTGCCGTCTCAAAGTCCGTCGGAATGGACGTGGCAATATTATTGAGGATATCGTGCATCCCATCAAGCGCTTCGCCCGATGCGCCAGTCTTAGTCACGATTGTGTCGAGACCTGCGTCGACCTCTTTCCAGGCCGCCACAGACGCCGTGCCCACTGCTGCGAGCGGAGCCGTGACGCCCTTCGTGAGCGCGGAGCCTGCAGACCCCATCTTTTTGCTGATCGAGTCAGTCATCTTTTTGCCGGCAGCATTTCCTGCGGCAGTACCCGCAGGCTCAGCCGCCTGTGTCATTTGTTCAGTCAGCGACTGTTGAGCCCCCTGAAGGACCGGAGTCACTGTTATGGTGGCTTGTGCTACTTCTGGCATTGTGTTCTTCCCTCTTTTTGTCGAACCATTTCTGCAGTTCATCCGGCGGAAGGCCATCTGAGCCGATGTGCTTTTCATCATCTGCTTTGGGCTTCCACGGCCTCGGATATGGCTTGTGCTTTTTCGCAGGCTTGTTGGATCCGATCGCAACGAGATTATTATTGATCAGCATCAGAGCGTCCCATATATCCGCAAGGATCCTGTTTGTCTTCTGCGTCGTGGACCAGTCATAAATGCTGGGGTTGAGTTCACGCACGACTGCGGAATCCGGTCCGATATTAGATAAAAAAGAATCGAGCGCATCCCATGAAAGAGAGCGCCCGATATCATCTAGTGTGTGACCCGTTTTTGTTAGGAGGTCGTATTCGATCGCCCCGCCATGCTCTTCTACAGTGCGCGCGAGGCTTATGATTCCCCCATGTTAAGCCGTGAACGCTTGTCGGACTCCTTTTTCCACGCAAGCATGATGGAGTTGAGCCCGTCAAAATCAAGCGAATCGAAGACCTCAGCGGGGATGTGCTTCTTGAAGAATGAGAAGGACCCTTCCTCGGTGTTGAGAAGCATCGCTTCTTTTACCGTGAGGCTTCCCCTCAGCGGGATCTCAAAAGGCTCGAAGGAGTTGTCATCGGCCTGGATGCGCAGAGTCTTTACCTCTTTGCGCTTAAGCGTAAAATTCGCCATTATTCACCACCTTCGTCTACGATCATCTTGAAGCCGTCATCGAGGGCCGTGATCGTGGGAACCCAGTTGATAGCGCCATTCGGAGCGAATGTAACATTGTCAACAGCGCTGACCTGTCCCTTCTCGCATCCGATCGCGATCATGGAGTCGCCGTCCTTCATGAGCCACAGGAAAGCCTCAGGCTTGGGAAGATCTCCGTCAGACAGATTGACGTTGATCAGCTTCCCGTGTCCTGTTGCTGCCGCAGTGACTGTGACGTTCTTCTCGCCGACCACAGTCTTGAGGGATTCCTCCACGGTGTCCATGATGGGAGACTGGATCGTCTCGGAGTGCTCTGTGACGATGACCCTCTTGACGACGTTCGCCCAGTTCCGCAGATTGGTCGTGGACTTGTTCAGTGCAAGAGTGATTCCCGCGTCAGACACATCCCCTGCTTTTTTCCATGCTGTGGCGAGCTGCTCAGACGGATATGTCGGCAGGGCAGTTCCTGCGGGCGCGTGATAAAACATTCCGGTCGCAAGACCGAGTCCCAGTTTAGTTTCCATTTATACCTCTACTTTCTGCTGGTGTGCCACAACCGACAAACGTGCCGAGCACATAGCAAGATCCGGCCGCACGGGGTCGCTTCCCCATGAGCCCGATGTATTAGTTACAATATGTCTTAATGCAGTGGTCTGTTCTTTCGCCACCGCCTTCAAGAGCCCGACGGCCCTGTTCAGATAGGCCAGAGCTTCGGCCTCCGTCTCCGCCCTTGCGTCCAGCACGACCTCAAACGTGTCGATGGTCTGCGATGTGGACCCACCGACCTGAGTGATCAGGATATGGGGCAGGTCGTATTCGGCCGGAAGCGGGCGCACATAAGCTGTCTGATAACCGGCAAGAGCCGTGCGGATCTCTTCCTCGATATCGATTGATTGATTGATGGTCATCCTGTCACCGCCTTGCTTAATATCTTCTGCTCTGCCTCTTCCGCCGATGTCTCGTCATCGTTTGCAACAACTCTTCCGATCGGGCGAGAAACGCCGTAGGACGAGTCCTGGAAACGCGGCTCGTTGGACATCTCCACATGAAATCCCGAGCCTTTCGTGACGTATCCGTTCGCCCTTGTGGCGATTTTTGACGCCTCCGACTCAACCACGCCTGCCATTCCCGCCAGACATTCGGCAAAGCCTTCGGGTTTAAACTGCATCGTAATCTGAACCGCCATTACCCTGTCCACCTTTCGATGTTGAGCTGTATGTGGCTGACTCTTCCGGTCGGGCTGGTCCACACCTTCGGCTCACCGTTTATCGTATAGACGGTTCCGTCATATTCAATGCGGTCTCCTGCTTTGACGTCCGCTCCGGGAGGCATATACACCGTATAGCCCTCAAACAGACCGAGCACCCTGCCGTCCTGGGACAGCCCTGTCGATACCGGCTGGACCGAACATCCTTTAATCTCAAGCCTGTCAGGGTTGGACCAGTCCGGTATCGCGGATCCTCGCGACTGCTTCGTCTGCGGTCTGAGGCGGATAACTGTCTGTCTGCACCATGAAGGGACCATCAGAACACCCCCTTAAGCTTGTACGGAGACAAGACCTCTTTATTATCATCGGTGAGAGCCGTGGCCCTTGCGTTGTTTGTCCAGGACGCGTTATATGTAATCGACACTCCTCCGGCCGATTCGGACTGCACGCCGTCAGACGATGCCATAGCATGCGTGACACGATGCGCTATGAGTTCCTTAAGGCCTGCTGCCAGTTCTTTCGGGATTCCCGCCGTGTACTCAACGACGATCTTGCTGTACTCCCTGATGGCGCACATATTAACGTCATATATCCGCAGGATCCCGTTGTTGTCGAGTATGAAGGTCTCATCATATGCAACGCCCGCGATCTGTATGGACTTAACAGCGGTCACATAAGTCGCAGGGAGCTGGATCATGATATACCTGCCGGCTGTAGTCACCCGCCGGTCAAAAAAGG